GGACTTGATTAGATACGTCAGCTGTAACCGTTGCACTATCGCTAAGTACGTTAACGCCTAATACACCAGAGCCAATAATCATAGCCTGGCCAAAAGACGCACCAGAACTAAAGTTAACTATGCAGTTAATCGTTGGGGCTGCCATTAGCTACCAGCTGAGGTAAGGCTATTACCTGCCCTGTTCAATTCTTGCAAGGCTGTTTGTACCGTCTGATAAAACTCAAAGGTAGAGCCTACGTTTATGCCGCCTTGCAGGTTAACGGTTAGGTTTGTTGGGCCTGCCGCCTGTTGGGCTGCTATGCCTGTTTCCATTTGCATATTAGCTGCACCTAAAGCCGCTAGATCAAAGCCTAAGTAATTTAAACCGCCCATATCGCCAAAAGTACCAGCTGCTATTGCAGACTGAGCCTCGGCTAGACCAGGTGCAAAAGTGCTACCGGCTGCACCTACGCTATAAGCTGCCGCGCTTGGTAGTGAGGCTTTACTTAAAGCTGAAATTCTGGCTCTAGCGTCTGCAAGTATTTCCTCGTTAGCCTTTTTAGATTCGTCTACGATCAGTTTTAGCCTGGCTATTTCGTCAAAGGTTGCCTGGCGTTTAGCAGTTTCTAAATCTTGTAAGGCTTTAATATCGTCGTTTTTATCCTCGGTCTTTAATGCCTGTAAGGCCTTTACTCGGGCCTCGTCCTCTTTAGATAGTTTGCCCTGTAATGCAGCTGCTAGCTGTATAGCGTCCATATCAAACATACGCGATAATTTTTCATTAGCAGCCTGGGCTTTAGTTAAACCTAATATCTTTGTACGGTCTGCTATTTCTGTTTTGCGGGACTTAGCAGCCTTAGCGGCTGCCTGCTCAGCTACTCGCGGGCTTTGTCGGTTAGTAGCTGTAATTTCACTAGCTACAGTCGCTTTACCTAATCTGGCTAACTCATTTATAGCAATAGCTACAGGGCCAAACTGCAGTAAGTAATTTAAAGCCTTACCGCCAAAGCTACTAGTAAGTCTGTCTGCTAGAACGCTAACTCCGGTAATAGCTAAACTGGTTTGATCAGCGAAATTTTGCATAGAGTCCGCGGCGTCGTCTATTCCTTTTTCGTCGCCTAGCCGTCTAATACCGTTGATTAAAGCAAAGCCGATAGTTTCGCTAGCCTCTGTTGCTGCTATCTGTAATTTAGCCATAGAGCCTGCGTAGGTATTTACTGCAGCTTTAGCACTACCAGCAAACAAAACAGTTAGTCGCTCTTGGATTTGTTCAAAGCTAAGGGTTTTTAATTCTGCTTTAGTAATTCCTACACCTAAGCGGCCCAGGGCTGTTGTGTTACCCAAGTAAGCACGATTTAGGCTCATTGTAATAGCCTCTAAAGATTTGCCAGTACCCGCGCTTATGTCAAGGCTAAGGGCTAGTAATTGCTGAGCCTTGCCTAAATCATTAGTAGCCCGTATTAGTGAAGCAAAGGCCGGCCTAAGCAGATCCTCAGATACAGAAGTAGCTCTTTGCAGGTTGTCTATGTAGCTATTAACACCAGTAGCAGCAAAGGCTAAGCCTAGATTTTTTAGCTGGTTATTTAGGACTGCTACCGCTTTAGATTCCTCTAGGGCTGCGGTTACTGCCTTTTTAGTAAAGGCTGTTACTGCCGTAGTAGCTGCAGCAAAAGATAACTTAGAAGCTAGCCCCATTTTCTGAAAAGACTTTTCTAAACCGCCAATACCTTTAACAGCCTGCTTAGTGCCTTTATTGTTGTAGCTAACAATTATGGGGACTTTAATAACCATTATTTAGCCAGCTTTCGATTTACTATAGCTTCGGCTTTTGCTATTGCATAGTTAGATTTAGTAATAATCTCTGGCCTGTTATCCTCTACCGCTTTGTAGGCTATGCGTCCTTGTTTGCCGCGTACCGTTACGTTCGACTGATCTCTAATAGCTTTAATAAACTTAGCACCCTGGGCAGTCTTACCGTTATGCCTACCGGCCCACTCGTAGATATTACCGGCTGGGTCTGAGTTAATGAGTAAATAGGCTTTGCTAGTCCAGTTACCGCGTTTGCGTGCGCGGTCTATCTTTGTTTTTAAACCCATTTTTATAGGTTTGGCTTGAAAGGTTAGGCGCGCCCACTTGCCTTCTTTGACAGGTCTAGCCCAGCCGCTCATAGGTGAGACAGTCGGGGCTAATGTTCTAGCGTCTATCTGGGCAATTTTCATAGCCTGGTAAATTGTTTTATTCATTTCTTTTAAGGCGTCTGGGTCAAACTTACGTAAGGCGCGTACAGTTTCATCTAGCCCTACGATTTTTGCTGTAGCCACGCTTTGCCGCCTCGTTTCTATCTTTTAGTACTTTGTAGACTGCCGCTAACATTTCGGGCGACATCTCTACAAACTCTTTAGGTGCTATGCCAGTTTCAACCGCTAACGCTGCTATTTGGTAGGTAAGTAGTTCCCTATTACCTACCCAGCTAAAGGGTCGCTATCTAGCACCTCTACTGCCTTTAAGGTGTTTAAAAACTTTTCGCCGAATACATCTACAGTCTGGCCGCTGCGTCTGATCGCTAGCCAACATAAGTAGTAAACGTCGGTTTGTTTTTCTTGTTCCCTAAAACATTTATTTATGCCCATTTTTGCGTACGCTTCGAACTCTACTTCGATAGCCGGGGTAATGTCGTATTCCTCTACTACCCCGGTATCTCTAGTAATTTTTAACCTTGCCATTTTCTAGCCCTCTTTTCTATTACGGTGCTGTTTGTGGGAAAGGTGCAGTCTGTGCGGTTACGTCAAAAGTAAAGTCTAATTGTGCTACTTCACCGTTTGCGCCGTTGATAGGTGTGTAACCATTTACAAAGCAAGTACCTTTATAAATTGGGTTTGTAGTGCTAGGTGTTGAACCGTTAGCCCCGATTTCAAACAGTGCAGACGTACCGGCAAGGCTGTCAAGTGTTGCGCGTGTAGAACCTGCACCGCTTGCAGCTTGATCTAGGTAAAGGCTGCCGCTAAGGGTTGAGGCCGCTAATCCTTTTAAGTATTTGTGAGCTGCGTCGCCCATAGCTGTAATTTCTAGCTGATCGTAGTTTACGTTAATGCTAGCTGAGATAACTACGGTTGACATATCTACAGTACCTAGTTTTAGGTAAGTATTATTTGTAAAATAAATTGCCATTATTCCTGCACTTCCTTTGCTTTAGTAGGGGCTGGGCTTTCGATTGCTTCTAAAGCACCAATTTTTAGCAGGTGAGGTAAATCCCACCCGGCTAAATCTGCGTCGCTGACGACACCGCCAAGACCTACCCCGGCTACGTCGTTATCTATCATTACTTTGTAATTAGCCATTGTTTAACTCCAGCTACTTATTATCTCTAAGCCTGCTTCGCTTTGAAGCAAGTTTCCGGACGGGGTTTCTAAAATTGCAGGTGCGCTAAAGCTAGTTATGTTAATTGTTAAACCAGAGGCGGCTAACTTTGTCATAACAGCCAAGTAGTAATCCTCTAGCTTGGTCTGGCTGCCTAAGTTATCCATAACTGGGACTAACAAAAATAACTTAAAACGTACTGTAGGGGCTATGGCAGTTTTAACGTTGCTGTTAACCAAAATATAAGGGTCGTCGTTTGCGATTACTAGCGAGTTAGCCAAAGGGATTTCTGGCACGTGGTTAAACACTGTCCAGACACCTACGTTAGCTAACGCTGTAGCTAGTGTTGATCTAAGGGTAGTTATGGCTGCAGGCATTAGCCCACCATAGAATTAGGCGACATATACGGCGCGATTAGGCCGCGTACTTTTGCTATAAGGGTATTGCCTAGCTGATAAGGCGAAGCTATAAAACCGTCTATTGTAGTAACGCTGGCCCCTGGGGCTTGTCTGGCTTGCCAGATTGTCGTAGCTAATGCAGCTGCGGCTTCGCGTACAGCTGGGGTAGTTGCGTAGTCTACGTGTGTAACTGCGCTTACTGTTGCCGGTGGTTGCAGTCTGTGTCTAGGTTCGTCGGTTACCGTACCGGTAACTGTGTAGGTAATTGTATAAAGGTCAGGTATAGACGCTACGGTTTTACTGCCGTTATATTTAGATCCTGCGTTTGTTACTACAATAGTTTCGCCAACGTAAAGGCTTACAGGATTATCAAAGTATAAAGTAGCTACGTTACTTGACATAGACTGGGCAACAGCGAAAAACTTATCAAACCAAAGATACTTATTTAAAATATCCTCTGTAGCCTGGCAGACTTCCTCAACCGAGGCGTCTGAGTACAGCGTAATTCCAGTTATGTTAAGCAAAGCGCGTAGCTCAGCTTGGGTTATATACGTTGCAGGCACGCGCTCTACTCCTAACTGTTTGGCCTAAACCCCACCGGACTAGGGGCAGGGTCTAGGGTTCTAGTGTTTTAGGCTTACGCCTTGTTATTCTTAAACGCGCCGCCTGCAGCTAGTGTTGCAAGTGCACCATAGCCGTAGTACATGATTTCGATTTGACCGCTAGCGATTACGTTAGTGGTCAAACGTAGTGCTGGTGATTCGTACCAGGTGAAGCAGTCAGGATTGACGACCAATAAAGTACCGTCGCCGTCGCCGCCGTTTGTGTAATCTACGTATAGATCGAGTCCTGCTACGTTACCGCGTAGGCTTGATACTGATACTGCGCCGCCTGCGTTCTGTGGCTGTTGCGCTGTGTAAATTGGGCGTCCACCGTCATTAAGGGTCATAATGTTTGCCCATTGACCGCTTGAGGCGATCATATTGCGCGCAAACCGCTTTGAGTTTGAGTAAACACTAGCTGCACCGCGTGAGACAATACCTAAAAGCTCTGAGGCTGTTGGGTAAGTAGCTACGGTAGTAGCGTCTAGTGTTGCTGCGCTGATTAGCTCCCCGTTAACAAAAGAGTTAGTAGCTAAAGCATACGCATCGGCCATTTGTTGTACTAAAACGTTCAACAGGACGGGGTCCGACCGGTCGAACAATTCGACCGAAACCGTATTTTGCCCTGCATATTTATTTACAGTTGCAGTTACAAACTCTACTTCCATGCCGGTTTCTGAAGGTGTGCCGCCTTCGTTCGTGTCGGCTACGGTAGGAACTGTTTTAATGCGAGGGATTTGTAGCGACATACCCGCGGCTGGCAGGGTTGCAGTGTTGATAGCTTCAATGCTTGCGCGAAAACTATCTGACTTGCCATTAAACAAAGTAGTTAGCTGAGGCGTTGGGATAAGGCCTGCGTTATTTGTTGTTGAGTCGTCAGCTGCACGGACCCAAATTGCAGACTCGCTGCCTGGGTCGCGTGTTGCCTGTACTTTGTGGAAAAGGTAATCGGCAGGTGTAGCGATAGGGCTACGGGGTGCAGTATAGGCAGGGGCCGTTACTGTTGGGCGTGAGGCTTCGACCGTTTGTGCGGCTTCTACCTCGGGTGCTGGGGTAGCGTTATCCACGCTGGCCTCACTTTCGGTTGGTTGGGTTTCTTGGGTTTCCTCTACTGGCTCAGGCTCTACCTCACTGGCAGCTACGCTTTCAACGGCGGCTGACTTAAAGGCTGCAGCTTGAACCAAACTTACTTCACGTAAAACGGCAGACTGTACGTAAAGTACGCCGCCTCTTTCCTCGCTTGCGTCAACAGTTACGCCAACGCTCAAACCGTCGCGTAGATTTTCGCTAGCTTCAATTAAACTATCTGTACCTTTTGTAGTAGCACTTACTTTAAAGGTTGCATAAAGGCCGCGTGTATCCTCGCTTATATTTTGCGCAAACCCGATAGGGTCTGTAGCTGAGTGTT